GGACTGCATCGGCCTGATGGCTGATTGCGCTGGCAGCTTCCATGTCTCCCTGCTGATAGGCCATCAGGCAGGAGCGGTAAAGCTGGAGCCAGTTCTTATGCGGTCTGTACATCCGTGTGGCCGGATGGTTGCGCCATCCTTTCCCTTCTCCGTCGATGGCTCGGAGTATTTGCGCGGCTTCTATTATCTGCTTGTTGAGCCGACGCTGATCAAGCTGTCTGGCAGTTTGCAGACAGCTTGGCGATGGTAGAAATATTTGCATGGCTTAATCGAGATTAAGTTTTGTACCGAATATCTTGTTGGCCCAGTTCAATGCCAACTCAATGTTTTCTCCCTTGAACTCCCAGGAGCGTCCGTCCCATTTCCCTATCTTGTTCAGTCCCTTGACAAATTTCTTGTCGTAGGGCGAAAAGATGCGAATCTTGTCGGAATAGACTTCTACCTTCAGCTTCCCTTCTTCAATCACACGCTCCGGCGTTTCCCTGGGTACGTCGAACTGGAATCCAAGGTCAAGCAGGTAGTTTATTCCGAATCTGTCTTCTGTGGAGAACGAAAGGCCGTTGTGATTCTTGAATATCACATAAACTCCCTGGAACTTGGCCCACCAGATTGTGATAGAATTTACTTCTTCCTTGTGGAAGCTGAGCGAATGAAGAAACTCGCTCATGTATTTGTCTTTATCCGGGTCTTCGTAGATGCTGTCCACGTTTATCCAGTCGGCTGTGAGCCTGTCCAGATTCCCTACCAATATGCCGGAACGCAGATTTTCGTTGCGTATTCCTGTCAGTTCTTCGCCAAAATTAATCAGAGGTAAACATGTTTTTTTCATGATGTTGATGCGGAATTTTCCAGTGTTGCCCCCACGCTTAAATGTTATCTGTTTGTTTGGATTAAAGTGTGTATTCATCTTTCGTTCTTACTGCACATACGCAGAAGCTGTCTTTCGCATAGCGGCTGAAAGTGAACACATAGTTTTCGGTCGGTATGCTTTCTGTCGGTTCGTCGTAGTACGGATTCTTCACTTCCTCGTATTCTTTCAGGATCTTTGCCTGAAGTTCATCGTCCGCGTAGTGGAATTGTCCGCATACCGTTTCGTCGCCGATGATGATGGAACGGTTGTTGCAATCGTCCCAATAATTAATTGACTCACATTCTATGTAGTTCGCGTTTTCACGCTCAAACTCCTTGATGAAGGAATTGATTTCTTCTTCCCGTTCTGCCAGACCGATTTCTTCTGCGTTCAGAATTGTCATGTCGGAATAGTCCAGCTTCATGTCTTGGAACTCCAGACCGAATCGCTTTTCGCCCTCCTGGATCATTTCGCGTAAAATCTCGTCGCAGTAAGTGTTTTTCAGGGAATAGTCGCCGGCAGCTTCTTCGTCGATGTTCTGTCCGTATTCGTCGAAACAGTCATGCAGGAATACATTTTTCACGTTTCCGGCGTTGATGATGTACATTTCTTCGCTGTCGAAGTTAGATACAATGACTTTAAGGTTTTTAGAATCTGTCATGATGTCGATGCGGAATTTTCCAGTGTTGCCCCCACTGTTAAATGATGATACAAATATAGCTTTTTATTTGCAGACGGTAAAAAGTTACCGTCTGTTTTCTTCCTCAATACGAGAAATCATTTCGGCATATACCTGCGGTGTGGTGGCCGGGTCTTCCGTGTCGCTGGTTCCGGTCTGCCGGACCACCACCTCACAGCCGAGATAGTGCGCCATACGGATAAAGTTCACTATGTGCGTGTCTTTTCCTCGCGATATGTCGCGGATGGCCTCGTAGGATACGCCCGTATCCTTGTCGGCCGTCATGAAATACACGCCGCAGGTTTTGGCCCGGTAGAACAGAAAATCTCCGATGGCCTGTGCCGACTTCATCGCGCTGTCCGGATAAACCGGAGGATGTTTCGGAAGTTTCAACGCACGGTGAATGTTGTATCGGCGGTATCTTACCACCAGATAGCCTGCAAAAAGCAGGGTGCAGATTACTGCAAAGATTGTTGTTCCCATAATTCTATGATACTATTTCGTTTAACCATTCTGTTGCTTCTTCGATGTTGCTAAGAGAATCTTCCATGTAGGTAATATACTCTTGCATTTGCTGTCCTCGGTCTCCATCCTGAAATTGTTCCGGAAGGTTATCGAAGGCTTCATTTTCTTCATCTATCAGATTTTCCAATTCACTTTGTATTTCACAGAGTGAGTCTTGCAATTTTTCGATTCGTTTTCTTCTTTCTCTATTCATAGTCTTGTAGTTTAAAAATAAAGTAGGCCGGCGGGGTATCACTCTCCGTCGGCCTGGTCTAACTTAAAACTTCCGCTTCACAGCGGTAGGAAATTATTTGCTGTTTATTATACTTTGATAATTTCTACATAAGCACAATTAGAAGCTAACTCTTTTAAATATTTTTTCGTAAGTAATCATAATTCAAATCTTTTATTGGTTAATAGTGGGATAGATAAATCACTTTATCTATTCCCTACTGCTCATGCTTCTCCTTCGTCTTCATTCTGTTCTATTATTGAGAAACGCCTACTGTCAAAATCAAAACTTCTAGTCCCGTCAGGGGATGTCTGGTTTGCGCCTTCTCTGTGTTTCTGCGAGTGTATAACTGCAATTCCCCAATTTTTTGCATAAGGTCTTTCATCTTCATAATATGAATTATACATATCAAGAAGTTTTTTTTGCGCATCTTGAAGAGATAAATCCTTATCAATGGTGATTTCCGTTTTCCCATTAAACTTTATGTCACGTTCTGCAATCCATCCGTTTGTTTCTCCAATGATTTTATAGCGAGCCATAATTCTATACAGTTTTACGTGTGTCTCACGTTTCATATTAAACATTTGTAGTCCGGAAGAGTATCACTACCCACCAGACCTGAACTAACTAAAAACTAATCTATGGAATTATTTGATAGTGTCACATACGACAATTACTTCTCCGGTTTCCGATTGCATGGCTACCTTATCGTCGTACATACCTAAATCGTATTTCTTAAAATCCTCTCCTACCATGATATCAAGAGTAAGAGAATCGCATGATATGTCTTTCACTTCTCCGTGAATTTCCTTTGCTTTGCATAATGCCTGGTAGTGATACTCTTCAAGTGTATCACTGTTTATTTCTCCATAAAAAGAGAATGGCTTAAATGTATTTCCCATAATTATAAAAGTTTGACGTTGTAAATATAGTTATTTTTCTCAAGTAGCCGAAGGAAAATCACTTTTCCTGCGGCTGGATTACTAACTTAAAAACTTCCGCTTCACAGCGGTAGATGAATTTATATTTCCAAATTATCTAATGCTTCTTTTTCTTCTTTTGACAGAAGACAAACGAAGTCATCGTTACTGTAATAGCCTTGATCTTCGTCCGGTTCGTCAAAACATCTTTTAGATGAATACATAACACTGCGTAACGCATTATACTCGTCTTTCGTCAGACTTAAAATGCTTACTGTTCCGTTTTTATTGAATTTTGTTTTGCTCATAATTCCAAAATCTTATAGTTACACATTGATCCGGATCAGGATGCAATCCTGAGTCCGGATATGAGCTATATACGCATCATGTCAAGACATTCTTTTTCGGTGATACGTCCCTCACCAAAACAATAGTGAAGTGCAGTGTACATAAGTTTAAATTTCCCTCTCGTACCTCTAACAGTAAACACTTTATTCTCACATGCCTCTAATTTCTTGCTGCTTTCTGTAAGTTCATTAAACAGATTTTTCAGTGAATCTTCTATAGTCATGCCGAATATGCTGAGCTTCCTGAAAGGATGAATATTTTCAGGAATATCCTGTACTTTTATTTCTGCTCCGAACCAACTGAAGTCTAGTAAACAGTCCTGAAGATCGTATATATCATCAATATTACCGTAACAAAAGAATGCGTAACTTCTAAATTTAGATACAAGCTTTTGGTCAATGATTTTTTTTGCAATTTCTACAGCTTTACCTTTAATGTTTGTTTTACCATTAGCTACTTCCTCAATCATGTTTTTTTCTACTTTCATAATTCCAAAATTTTATAGTTAGACAATGGCATCCAGTGTGCCGATAAAAGCACACCGGAAATGATTGGATTATACAGTCTGTGCTGTATATTTAATCCATGCCGTAGGCATTGTGGCAAGCACATGCTGAAGATTAGATCTTGTACCGGTCAAAGACTCTTTTATGATTGACTGTGCTTTCTCTGGGAAATTATCTATCATCTGAATCTGAAACCATGATAAAGGTTTCTTTTCTTTGATCATCTTCACATAATAAGGAATCACTTCGCGATGATTGGAAAGGAATGCCAGAATGTTTTGTGTCTGAGGAACCGGATATTTTTCAGGTTTTTTACGTGACATACGGCGTGCGTTGGCCAGCAGCTCTTTCATATATCCCATTGGAACCGTACACTTGAAGTTGCCTTCCTTTATGGTTTTTATTTCTACCGTTTCACCACACATTCTGTATTCTTCGCTACGGAGTACCTGACCGTCATTGATAATACCTGCAATCTGTTTTTCTAATGATACTGTTCTCATAATTCCATTTTTTTAAGTTAGACAATGTAGCCGGAGGTGGAATTACTCTCACCACCAGCTTTAAATTAAGCAGCTAACTTCAGCCTGTTCGCTTCTTTTTTACTGATTTTAAAACGATATACATAGTGGGCTTCTGAATATTCATTATAGTATTCTATATTGTACTTCTTCAATAAATTTGTTACTATATTAATACATTCTGATGCGTGAAAATTAAAGAACACCCAAACTCCAATACCGTATGTAGTTGGATATATCCAGAATCCATGTTCAATCTGTTCTTTTCTCAAAAGTTCCTGAATCTTCTTACAAAACCCTCCATAATAACTATTGTATGCTTTTTCAGCTTTTTCTATACGTTTCCGTATGTACTCTTTTTTTGTTTCGGTATATTTAGGGAGATTTTTTATTACGCATACTATATCATATCCTTTAAACACATATAATTCAGTGGATTCACTAAACCACCGGCCTTTGGAATAATAATTATCAGCGAAGTCTTTTGCTCTTTCTTTTCTTTTTACTTCTATTTCTCCTTCTGATAACGTAGGATTCCATTCTCTCCATGATTCTATACTATAGTAGTTATAAGAATATTCAAATCCTTTTTCATGGTAGATTTCATATCCGTAAAATGTAGGACGCAATTCATAACCATTTGCTGCTAAATCTTCTACAGTTCCTTTTTCTAATCTCATAATTCATTTGTTTTAATAGTTAGACATTAGCAGCCGGAGGAGTATCGCTCTCCGTCCGACTATAAATCAAAAGTTATCAGAAATTTTCTTTTCCACTTTCTTCTTGAATTTTTCTATCATTTCTTCAAGATCAGACTGTAGCTCTGAATTTTCAAGATAGGAGCAATATGTCCTGGTGTTATCAATTGACTGTAAAATGTTTGTTACTGCATATTGATTTTTCTCTGATAAACTAAGTTTCTTTATATCCATAATTCGTTTACTTAAAAGTTAGACAATGCCAGCCGTAGGGAGTTTCAGACTCCCATACGCTGTTAATAATCAGAACTGCATCTGCCTTTGTTCTTTTGCTTTATTCTCTCCGCAGCTTCTTCGATTTTCTTTTTGGTCTCTTCCGAAACTTCCTGATAGTCCAGATTGTATTGTATTTCACCGGAGTGAAATATACGAGCAACTTCAAAATAGTCCCTTGAACGAAAATCTTCTACTGACCTGTCGCAACATAGCACGCATCCGGGGTACCAGAAGAATGCTATATCCTCTTTTTTGTTTTTAAGGTCTTCGTCATACCTGTCCCAAATCTTGAGTTGTTCCAGACGGAGTTCCTGACAATACTGCTGCAGATGATATTTTCTCAGTTTACCTTTGTACATTGTAGTTTCCATAATTCAATCGTTTTATAGTTAGACATTGCAGCCGGAGGAGTATCACTCTCCGTCCGGCATTCGGTTAAGTCATAGGAACGTAAACATCTTTCGCGTTTGGATTCGGACGATAGATAGTCAGTGTTTTGCCATCGTTATGAGCAAAACATCTTACTTTGCTACCGTTGCACCAGTCTTCTACAGGCTTGCATCCTTCAGGAAGTTCTTCAAGTTTCCAAAAGTATTCACTCTTTAAAAACTGATTTGCATAATACTGACCGGAATCATCTTTCCTGTAAGTAAGTCCTACATATCCAGCCCATTCTTTAAATGCCTTGATAGTATAGAACTCTTTAAATATGTACATGAAATCCTGCATAATTACTACCTTTGAGCTTCTTTCTCTCATGTAATGCGGATTGTTGAAGTATATCTTGTGCATAGGCACAACCTTCATTTCTTTTTGGCGAAACTTTTTCACTTTTATAGTGAAGTAAATCCCTTGTTGTGCACCTGCTCCATAACAACCCCAGGTCCAGAATACGCGGTCTTCATAGCCTACAAACTCAAATCTTGAAGAGTGGACATGAGTAAATGAACCGCCAGATGTAGAGAAATACTCTCCGTCAGTCCATGTACTTCCTTCTTCACATACATACATCATTCCGTGTTTATCAACGCTTTCAACCTGAGCATGAGGATAAAGACTATTGTAATTTACAAACTCTATCATATCTCCTTTTTGCGGCTGCATAAGTGATTTATCATAGTGGGTAAAAAACTCTTTTTCCACATCATTTGCTATCTGGTAGTTGCTGTTCCATTCTTTTTCGGTAGTGTAATATCCGTTCCCATTCCAACACATGTTTGATTTCTTGAAATCTTCTAATGTCATCATAATTCCAATAGTTTAAGTTAGACATAAGTAAGGCAGTCGGAATCACTTCCGGCTGCCTTCTACATTACAGAGAGAAAGCTGCTCTCAGCTCCGGTTCGCGTTTCTTTGAGAAAACCCAACCTGCACCGCATTTCAGCTTACCGTTGAATCGTCCGCCAAGCTCTTTTAGCTTTTCCACATATTCGCGGGTATTACCGATGATGGCCACAGCCTTTTCGCTATAATCTACAAGCTGCAGATCGCCTGCATTTCCTACGGTTTTGAGGGTTGATTTTACAGGTTTTTCTTCGGGCTCCTGATAAAGATTTACATCTTTCAGATAACCGCGAACACAACTTGACGCACATGTGTACTGGTCGTGTTTTACAAACTCTGAATAAGATTTCGGGACAAACTGGCTTGTTTCATTTATGCCTACAGCCTCGGGATGTTTGGCATAGAACTTTTCTTTTGCCTCATTCCATACTTTATCAGAATAGCTTCGCTCCAAATCCGGCGTATATCCGATTCCGCCATATAAAGCAGTGAACTCGTTTCCGATGTTTTCTTCCATGTCTGTGTATCCATTAAAGGTTGTGTCAGCAAACATAGAACAGATTTTACCAACCATCTTTTCGGTCGGACCGTCCGTCCATCTTACGTTGTAGCTGTTTGAACCATTCTTTTTGGAATAGAACTTTACACCCGGAAAAGCACGTTTCAGAAGCACAAGCATGTTCTGTTTGGCTGTCTTGTCGTCATATCCGCCTTTGCTTTCTGTCAGTATCGAGCCATACTCTTTTCGGAGCTGCTCGGTACGCTTTTGGCTGGCTATACGTTTGTTTTTCTCCAGACGTTCATTCCATGCCTGCTGCACCTCGCATTGGTGAACCAGTTTGGCAATTTCCTGTTCCGGCATACGGTAATCGGGGTCTTTGTCGTCCCAATAGTAACCGATACCAAACTGCTTTGATAACGGTTGGTCGTCCTGTCCTACTCTCCAATATGCGAAACGGTGCCATCCTCCGATTTCTGCCATCTGCTGCCGTCCGTGAATGTCAGGTGCAGAAGTTACGATAAACTTACCGCTTTCGCTTCCTCCATAACCTAAGAATCCATAAACGCGCTGGCCTACTTCGAGAACTTTTTTACCGATTTCTACCATCTGAAAACCATTTGACCAATCCATTCTGTACATTTTTCCTGATTCCATAATTCTATAAATTTTAAGTTAGACAATAGGCTCCGGCAGATTCTCAAAAACCTGCCGAAATGTTTAATCTACACAGAAATAGAAATCACCCTGATGACGGTATCCGCTGACAAGCAATGTCCTGGCATACGCTTCATAATTGAAATATTGACCGAACTCTGTTTCCAGTTCTTCCGGCCATTCCAGTTCTGCCATATAGGTAGCACACGCTTCTTCAGTATCGAACTGGCCCTGATATTTTTCTCTGAACTTTTCTACGAGCTCTTCCCCGTCTTTGATATAGGAATAATCCACGAAGTACATATCAAGAAACGTAAAGAATGCTTCAATCTCTATGTCATTCATATCTTTTGCACACTGAATGATTCCAAATATACGCGGGTCGATATAGCTTTCGTTTATCATCCCGTCTGGTATATTTGAGTAGTCCTGATACATAAACTCCGGTTCTTCTTCGTCACTGTGTAAATCTTTGCAGGCATCCAGGAAATCTTCTTTTGATTCATAGTCGGCTATACTCATCCATTCTCCGAATAAAGAACCTTCGTTGTATTTCTTGTATGTGCCTACATAGACACGTGCTTTCAACAATTTTGACTTTTCCATAATTCCTTTGTTTTTAAGTTAGACATAAAAGAAGCCGGAAGGAATTATAAATCGTTCCCGGCTTTTGTTTCACTTTCATCTTTGTATTTTTACAAATGCAATGTTACTATTGCTACAATAGTCATTTACAAGATAGCCTTTATCTGTAAAAGCAGCTAGAACTTTTTTTATCACTGGAACAGTCGCTTTACCTTCTTTTTCACTCTTGTAATATGATAAATTACCATATTCACCCATGCTGCAGCCAGAATAATAATATTCAAAACGGAAAAAATGATCAGGAGAACTATTTAAACCATCTAAAATATATTTAGCTAATTTGTCTTCAGCTGATTCTTTTGCATTTGTTTTAGGAATTTCGATTGTAAGCATAATTCTTTTGTTTTTAAGTTAGACATAAAAGAATCCGGAAGCAGTTTCAGGCTGCTTTCGGCTTGTAGTAACGTAGAATTATCTCTTTTGTCGGGTCCGACCATTCGCCATGGTATCTCCAAGCATAAATTATCAGTTTGTCGCACCCATGATATTTTTTCCTACGAAAATTGTTATCTGAAAAATCTATCTTGATATATCCAGGATATTTTTTCAATAAATCTCTAATTTCCCATCTATTCGTTTCATAGATGATGTTTCCTTTTAAAGTCACTCTTTTTGTCATAATTCAAACATTTTTAAGTTAGACATAAAGCAGGCAGCTACCGGATAATCAGCAGCCGCCTGTATAAATCAATCAAGTTTGAATAGGAATAGATTATCTTTCCCGTCCAGATCAAAGGTATATTCCGGTTTTTCTTTAATATGTGCAAACCAATCATCTTTTCTTTGATAGATGTATAAGTACATACCCTCAAGATTTACATCTTCATTCGTTCCGAAATACTCTTTTGTGTTTTCGTCTTGAACAAATCCATAACTACCACTATCTATTCCTTCACTTGAAAAATGATCCAGCAGATTAAATGTTTCTTGTGTCATAATTCCAATAATTTAATTATACGATAGCATCCGGCACCGCTGCAAGGCGGAACCGGAAATGAATCATGCAAGTGCACGATTCAGGCGTTTGCGGATTTGTGGTTCTGTAAATACCGAGCCATAGCAATTACACCCGAAAACATCCTGGTATGAATAACATGACAGTATATCACTCAGCATAGACTGAGGATTATCTTTTACACTTAAAAGCCAGTGAGCTCCGTCGCTATCACCACAGATTGATGCCACCTCGTTTGCGTCCGGATACTGGTCTTTATTCATACTTTTTATAAAGTCATTTTGCCATTCTTGAGGATTAAACCAACCCATAGCAAATACAGGTTTGTCATTTTCAAAACCTGCAAGATAAATAACTCTATATTTACCGTTCCCCTGATAACGCATAAGGAAACCGTATTCAAATAGAGATGCTTCATTGTTAGCATCCACGCCAAACCAATTTCTGTTTTTATCCATAATTCCCGAGTTTTAAGTTAGATAATGCCGGCCGTTTCGGAATAAACCGGAACGGCCGTAAATCATGCAGCTTCAGTTTCACAGTCGATGATAGACTTTGCATCTTCTATAGCATGATCCATGGAATAATAACCCCAACAAGAATCACCGTCACCTCCATCTACCATATAGCCATACACCTCACCGTT